TGGGAGGTCTAAGACAGCGGCAATTCGCACGTCGGCGAGTTCTTCGGAGACGTTGTATTCGTCCATGTAAGTCTGGGATAGGACATAGAAACGGTCGGCGCATGAGACGGTGACTGAGTCAAGCCCTTCAAGCGCAAAGTCGTAGGTGTAGTCGATGATGTATCCGTTGAAGAGTTCTTCGCCTTCTCGGGTGAGAATGACGTTCCGCATTGGCGCTAGTCCGGGTTGGTTGTTTGCGGTGTCAAAGAATGGGCTGTCTTGGTTGAATGGGTTGAACACTCCGCCGGCATAGCCGTCGAGCAAGTTGAAGGTCATTGAGCCGGCTGTGAATTGGTCGCCGATGTCGCGGCGGCCGCGTGTGACGGTGATGTTTGTAGAGCCCTCGATGACGGATGCAAATTGTGTTGTTCCGTTAAGGACGTATTCGGTGTTATTGAGGACGCCTTTAAGTGTGTCGTCTAGGACGAATGCGTTAATTAAGAAGCCTGTGTCAATGAGAAGATCGTAGGATCCCGATTGAACAATTGTGGCGGCCATTACGCGACTTGGATTTGTGCTGGGCCGTCTACACGATTCATTGCTTTAATGGCGTTAACGACGGCACGGCCGATGTCTGCCGACGTTGAGATGCCGCCCGTGATGTTGACGGTGATGTTCTGTCCGCCTTGGTTCTTCATGCGGTCTAATGGGATGACGGCTTCTGGCCCCTTTTCACCCACAATTGCCAAAGTCGGCGCCGTCACAATGCCTCCCGTGGCCATCATGCGGATTCCACCAATGCCACCAGTAGCCGTTTCTTGCGCCTGACCGATACGGCCAAGGGATATTTCATTTAATGTCCCTACGTTGTCAACGAACGGAATGGCGTTGTATGCCTTAATAAGCACGTTAATTGCTTTGATCCACATGTTCGCCATGTTTTCAAATGCGCCAATGATGAAGTTAATAACTCCGTTGATGCCATTGCGAAACCATTCAAACTTTTTGTAAGCGGCCACAAGCGCGACAACCATGACGGCGATGCCGGCTGCAATAGCGGAAAACGGGTTGAGGGCCATTGCAAAGTTGACGGCCATAATTGAGACGGCAATAGCGCCGATCGTGCCGGCAATGGCCAAGAAGACGCCGGGGTTGTCTTGGGCCCAGTCTGCAAATTTTTGAATTACTGGGAGGACGGCTTCAAATGCTGGAAGAAGTGCGGCGCCGACAGATTCTTTTGTTTCATCTAGCGAGTTTTTCAGAATCTTCATGCGCCCTGCGGCAGTCTCGGCGGCTGCGGCCGTGGCTCCTCCGAAGGTTCCGCCGAGAACATTCATTACGTCGTCGAGAGTGGCGCCGTCTTTAATCATGGCTTTAATCTCTGGGGAAAGTTGGCCTAGGGCTTTGAAGTTGCCTCCGTAGGCTTTGGCAAGTGCATCGGAGACGGTTGCTAGATCCTTACCAGAGCCTTGTGCGATATCCTGAGCGAGCGCTAGAGCGGTGTTGGCTGTAGTGATGTCTTTGGTTCCTACGAGAAGCGCTTGGAACGCTGGACGGAGTTCGCTGTCTGCCGTGCCGGACGCCCTCGACATTGCGGCGATGACCTTTTCTTGAGAAGCGACTTGTGCGTCGGTTGCTCCCGTAACGTTCTGCATGACGAGCGCAAGGTTTGCTTGCTCGGCTGCGTCCTCCATGGCGGCTTGAGTTGCTCCTACAAGCGCTACGCCTAAGCCGGCAACGGCGGCGGCCGCTGGGAGTGCTGCTTTTTTGATTGCGAAGTTTGCTTTTTCGCCAAAGGTTTCTAGTTGCTTAAATTGCGCGATTGCGCGCTTGGCGCCCTTGGGATCGTATTCGCTGATGATTGGGAGGATGACGGCCATGGGTTTACCTTGCGCTTAGATCGCGGCTCAAAGCTTCTCCGACGCGGTCAACGATTCGCGCCATTTCTACTTCAAGATCGCTCTTGTTTGCTTCGTACTGTTTCCACACTACTCGCGACGGGTCGCCGTACTTGGCTGTTAGTGCGGCTCCCATTTGATTACTTTTGGAAAAGTCAAAGAACGCGGCTGCGGCGCCAAGCCATTTAACGGCAAAGGTTGAGAGGTTTACTTTGCCACCGAATACTTCTTTGGGCGCTTTGGTGTTGATGTATGCCTTCACGGAATGATCGGTCGGCCATGGGAAGACTTGGTATTGGCCGCGAAGATTCCATTGGCGCTGCCAGCCTGAGAGCGGATAGTTGAGTGGGATTGCCGATTGGATGTCGGAGACGAGTCCAGCGGTAACGCGTTTGTAGTCCTTGGTGATGTCGCGGCGAAGAACTTTGTCGATCTTGTTGAGATCCTTGAGCGCTTGACCAAGGCCGAACACTTCTATCCGTGCTTCAATGCCGCCGGCTGAGTCTCTCATTTGCGTCCTTTTTTGCTTTGGTCATTAAGGACTCTAATGATTGTTTGAAGGTCGCGCGCGTCAAATGAATCCGCATAAAACGTCGGAGCCCATCCCGTCGCGACTACCAGTTCGGCTAATTGCCGGCGGTAGCCGCGTCCGTAGGGTTTGGATCGGTTGCGTCCTCCGCTGCGATCTCGACGTCTGGATTATCCTTCAACCATTCGCGCCAAGTCGCGGGAAGCTTCTCGCCTTTAATGACAAGCAATGTGTGTACCCAACACGCTAGATCGGATGCACCGATGCCACGGCCGTCTGACACTCGACGATTCTCTAGGCGTTCCCATTCGGCAATGACGAACAGATTCGTGGATAGTTGCTCTTTGACTTCTCCGCGCGTAAGGCTGAGTTTGATTTTCATGGTTCTCCTTGTGTCGGGCCGAGGACGGCCGTGATTATGGGTTTGTTGTATCGGCTGAGTAAACGCCACCCATCAGGGTGATATCAATCGATTGCAGTTCGCCGAGAGAGGCTGAGATGACTGGCAACGATTCTAAGTAGCAGTTCGTTAACGTGAAGCCAGGGTTCGTTGCCGAGTCGACTGCGTTAGTTGGCTTGACGATGACGGTTGTTTTGGTGCCGACTAATGGTGCAAGTGTCGCGTAAGTGGCGTTGGCTGCGTATGAAAGAAAAAGAGTAAGCGTGCATTCGTTGTCTTCGAGGCCAGCCGTGAAAGTGTTTGCTGTATCGCCAAAAACGGTGTCATTTAGAGCCGTCACGGTGCGAGTCAATGTGGCGGATGTACACCACCCGGTGAGTGCCGTTGATCCCAATGTGACTGTTGGATTGGAGAGGATAGTTGAGGTTGCCATGATTGCTCCTTGAGTTGTGGTTTTAGTTTGACATAGATTCGGGCGCTAGGTGTGGATTACGCCGTTTGGACTTCGGTTGCGACAGTAAGTTCGTATGCCGGCAGGACGGATCCGCCGATGTCGACGTTTGTAGGGCGGCCTGAGATGACGCCAATGTTGAGCGCGTATACCTGAGCGAGCATATTGAGCAGCGACTTTTGGGCGTCTAGGTTGCCGGGGCCTAGGGTCACGATCTGGAGTGTAAAGGTAAGTTTGGCGATGTTGTAGTTGTAGCCGTCAATCGAGTCAATGTTTACGAACACGCACGGCGGAACGATGTTGCGCGGATCGTTAACTACTTGAAGCCCTACAACGGTTTGGAGTTTCGCGACTAGGTCGTCGTAGCCCTCATTAAATAAGTCGGTGTAGGTCGGGACTGGCACTAGGCAACCTGCGGACGGTCAATGCCTAAGAGTTGACGGATCATTCCGTTGAGTCCCATGACGGGAGCGGTTCCCATCGACTGGAATGATGCGAAGGAATCCATAGATCCGCGTTGACGGTAGAGCGCGCCGCCGTACATGATCGTTCCAAGTTTGACGTCTTGCGATGGGACGGTCGTAAGGGAGTCCACGTAGCCGGCTTCCATTCTTCGGCGCCAGCAGAATTGCGAAGAACTAGACGCGCATATTGTTAAGAACGCGGCGTCGGCACTTGTGGCCGTGCCTATGCCAAGCCAGTCCTCAACGTCGGTTGCTGAGATCCATGTGCAAGTCGGGGTTGATGTCAAGGTTCCAGACGCTGCGGTTCGCTCGACATCGGCGGCCGTCTTTGCGTAGAGGACTTGGTTGGCGATTGGGATGTTGGCGTCGTAGAGAAGATCGCCTTCGGTGTCTACGCCCTCAAATAAATATTGCGGAAGAGCGCGGACTGTGTATGTGCCGTTAAATGTGGCGTCTACGCCTGCAACCGTGATTGACTGGCCGACCTCCAACTCCGTCGGGGTGAGAAGTTGAAGGACGGCGAAGTCGTCTATGAGGTATTTGTTAGTGACGCTGTATGTAGCCATGAGCGGATGCTCCGCTTCTGACTAGGCCAACGCGATTTTTTGGACTTGTGTTGCGTCTGCGATGAACGTTGATACGTACCCTGCGTACGAGAAATTGCGACCCAAAGTAGATGGCAACTCAACTGACATGAGCCCACGGATTTGCTCATAGAACTCGATCGCTTGTGCGCGTGCGACAACCATTGTGCCGGCTGCAAAGTTGCGGTCTGCAACAAGGTTCAAGCCGAATGGGTTGAATGTGTTTGCCACGGTCACGTTTGCTGCGCCCATTGCGTTTACGCCCATCAAGCCAGATACTCCAACGTATGGGAATACTGGTCGCTTGTCTGCGTCTAACTGTGCGCCCAATGCTTGCCATACTCCCGGCGATACAAAGATGTGATCTGGCAGGAAGTTTGTGTCGAGCAGCATGTTGTATGCGGCGGTGTAGATAGCCGAGATTAACGATGTTGGATCGTTTGCTGTGACTGTCCATGTTGCGCCAGATGCTGTTGCTCCTGCAACGATTGCGTCTGCTGCAACGTTGTCAGATGCGATCAAGTATTCGCCGAGCAAGTCGTTCAGAATAATCTGCAAAGATGCTGGATCGGTAAAGTCAACATCCTGAATTGAAAGGGTGACTTGTCCCGCCAAAGTTGTTTTGCTGACCGAGTTTGACGCAATGACCATTGTGGTCGCGGATGCTGCGGCAAGTTCGCTTGATTGTGCAGCAACGCTTGTGTGCGTGGTGATCGTTGGACGGATAAACGTCTTTGATGCTCCGCCGTTTGGCATTGCGCGTGCGCCGATTGCGTTAACAACTGGACGGATAAAGTTGAGGTCTTGGAAGACTGGGCCGAGGACTGGTACTGGCAAGAGGCCTGGAGTGTCGGTGGTGACGATGTCGCCTGCGGCTGCTTCAAGGGCGCTTTGCTTTGACTTCATGTAGTCGTTGGTTGCGGCTGCGACGTTGCGGAATGTGTCTCCGCCAATGTGCATTGCGGCCATGTATTCGCCGGGGGTTGGAAGATCAAACTTGCGCTTCGGTACTGCTGGAAGAGAAGCGGTTGGGATGGTGGCTTCGATGACTGGTGCTGCTACTGATTCGGACATTGGGTTCTCCTGTTGAGGTTCTTGTTCTTCATTATTACTGATTTCTTCTTCGGGCTGGTGGATACTGGCCGCGACTTTGGTGATCTGTGCAAAGTCTCCAAATGCGCCGATGGGGACAAGCGACAATTCTTGCCAGATAGCAGACTCGATCACCATGGTTCCGTCTTCGTCGTATGAGAACTTGACTGGATTAATTCCAACTGAGACTTGGTCAATGGTGCCGTCTGCGGCCATTACGAGCGCATCATTTCCCAGAGAAGTGGCGCTGATCTTGGCGGTGAAGAGCATGCCTTCTGGAGTGTCTACGCGCTCCGTGACAACGCCTACTGGCTGGGATGCGTCGTGGTACATGAAGAGTCGTGGGGCTTTGCCCTCGGTTGGTAAGGCGCCCGGCAATATCCGAACGGTAGTTCCATCCGAGACCGTGGCGTCAACGTTATACGGCGCCGCAATTCCCGAGATCGTTCGGCGTGGTGCGTCGCCTGCGGCGGCGTCAAGCGTAAAGTCTCCTGCAATTAGTTTGATCATCGGTTTGCTAATCCTTCTTGAGTGTTTTCTTGGATGGTTGGTTCGTCGGCTTTGTCGGCCATGTAGTTCTCTTCCAAATAGGACTCTGCGTCAAACTCAACGTAGGTTCCTCGTGGAAGAACGGAGTCCATAGAGAGCGCGGCCGCAATTGCTTCTGCGTACATTTTAAGTCCGAAGATATACAAGTCGGCGCGTGCTTGCTGAGATGACTGATACGAATATGATCCGGTCGAGACGCCTACGAGATATGGCGGCACGTTGCATAGTCGAGCGGCTTCAAGGGCGCTGTAGTTTGCTGATTCAATGAGAAGCATTTTGTCTGGACTCATTGTTGTCGGTTCGTACGATAAGAACTCATTAAGTGCGGCCGTTTGATTGGTTGCGCGTGCAGCGTTAAACGATGCGGCAAGATCTGCTAACTCTTGAGCGCTTAGCGGTTCGCCGCCAGTTTGTTTAAGTACGCCGGCTGGAATGCTTGACGATGCGTTCCGTGTGCGTGCGTCGTTAATCTTTAATGCTGTCTCTACGACTTGCGTTCCCGAATAGATCAGTCCTTGCGTCGGGCTAAGAATCTGTACAAGGTTGTAAGGATCTATCTCGCCACCTTGGAAGTAGACGGCCTTTGACGGTGCAAACCACACGGGGCCTGCCATGTCTTGAGTAGTGACGCTGCCGGCTGGAAGACGTGTAAACGATGCTGGGTATCCGTCGGCGGTGCGTGAAGTGATGTACCAGAATGCGCGACCAAAGAAAAACAAGTCGTCAAACGTCCACGACATAAGAAAGTTGTAAGGCACTTCGGGATCTGGCCGACGCAACCATGATCGAGGAGCGGTGTAGATCTTCTCCATGTATTCGCCGTTCCATTGCTCCACGTAAGAGCGGAGCGGCATGCAGCCGATGACCGATGCCATAAGATCGCGCGAGCGATTTATTGCTGCAACTTGTACGGCGCGGTTACGCGCTTCGCCTTCTTGATACGTGTAGTACTGGCCGATCATCGAGACGCCGGCATTGTTTGATGCGTAGTTAAGTCCTGCGCCTGCGGCTGCGGCTTTGGCAGGCGGCGGCGAGATTGCGGCCTTGCTTACTTTGCGATCAAATAATCCCATCCCTAGAGCATGACACACTTGGCGCGTTTATGGTGGCAACCGCTCGGAGGCGTTTCCGATCCCGACGAAAGGTAGGGCTCACGAACGGCTGCCGATTGGATGCTAGTTCGGGACGATGACTAGTGAAGGCTTTTGGGTGACGCGGTTTTGTGAGGCCAAAGTTGCCGACCAGATTAGGGTGCGGCATAACTCGATCGGGCCGGGTGACTTCTGGGATGAGACGGCAATAGAGCCTTGGGTTCGGACTAGGACGGCGCGTTGTACGTGTTCGGAAAGCATGGCTTCGCCCGTGTGTACAAGCCGCATTTCGTGGATCATGTTTTTGACTACGGGTGTGTACTTCAAGATCTCGCCGTATCCGACGACTATTCGCCGGCGGTCAAACGTGGCGGATTGGACTAGCACGTCGATTGTCGGTGAGAACGCAAACTTGACGGCAGGGTCTTTGGCAATTTCGGCTAGGTGCTCTAGTAGTTCTTTTTGTGTTTCGGCTGTAAAGGCCACGGAGTTGACAACGCGGCCGTCGGGCAGGGAGACGGAGCGCGTGGCGAAGTAGCGGGTGTCGTCCATAGAAGCTTCTACGGCGACGACTCCGCCGGCAGGGACTTCTCCTTCGTAGAGCAAATCTGGCCAAAGGCCGTGTGGAATCCAAGAGTTCGCGGAGGCAACCCACATGTTTAGAGAGCCGCGCAAGAAGAGTGCTCGATCTGGGCCTTCGGATTCTTGGCGCAAAGTCTCGATCGTAAGAAAATGTCCGATCGCTGGGTTGCCCCAATACCACGATGCCTCATGCAGCGGATCCAGCGAAGGCTCGGGCGACCATTCGGCAAAGTAGAACGACGAAGGCTTCTTAAGGTCAATGAGCCGAAGCGCATTTTCGCGGTGACGGATAAACAACTTCGACGCCTCCGTGCCGGCCGTGCTGAACATTGCCGTCAAAGGTGAGCGCCTAGCGCGTTGAGCCGGCAAGAGCCCTGCTTCTACTTCGTCGGAGACGTCAAACAATTCGTCGATGATTGCCAAGTCAATTGTCATGCCGTGGCCGACGGAGGGCCGTGCTGCTTTGACATACCATTTGGAGCCGTCTGGCATTGTCGCCTGATAGCGGCCGTAGGACATTATGACCTTGGCTCCGCATCGCTTTTCTAACGTCGGCGCGATCTCTTCAAAGAGCATGCATGCAAGATCGAGACGGTGCGAGAGCGAGACGACTGTTTGTCGCTGGCCACGGATCTTCGGCATCTCAATTAGCCAGAACAGAATGAGCGCTTGGATGACTGTTGTCTTTCCGTTCTGTCTAGCCACGGACACAAGACTCGATCGGTGCACAAGATCTTGATCGGCGTTGAAAGTAAGCATCTGATCCAATACGTGCATCTGCCACGGCAACATCGTTAAGCCGAGATACTCCTGGGCTATGTCCCCCACAATTGCCGCCCACGATCCGACTCCGTCAGGGCTAATCGTTTCCAGTCTTGGCCGGTCGTGCGCGATCGCCGCTGGTTCCGGCTGGTTCAGGCCGTTCTTGGTAAAGAGTTGGA